TCGTTACTATAACCATAGTATTGTTTGATGATTTCAAGGTCTGTGACTTTATCCTTTCGGAGCCAGGGACTGAATCTCTTCTTTTTCCTAAGTGTATTTAGATAAAAAGAATATTGCATATCTTTATCAAGAAAAGAATATTTATTCATCTCATTCGCAAACATAATACAATCAACATGACCTGATAAACAACGATTGATAATGTAAGGAGCATAATCCTTTATAGCATCAGGATCTTCTTCAATAAGATTCTTCTTATTAAAGTTAATAGAATTTAACCAGTCTTTCAATTCAGTCATTTTGGTAGTTTCCTATTAAAGTTCCAGTAATCAAATTTCTGCCACATATAGTATACACCAATTAAAGCTCTTTTGACAAACTCCTCAAGAAAAATAAGAGATATAAAGAATATTTTTTCAGGAGTCATAATGTATGATAGGGATCAATTTGTTCACCGTATTCATCCACATCTCTAAGCAAATTACTAAACCTTTCATCTTCTTCAGCCATTCTTTGCTCACCCTTTGTAGTATAGTGTATCACAATTGGATTAAAAAACTCTTCATGCTTTTGCTCCACATATCCTTGTGTAACATCTTGAGCAGCAAAAAGACCTGGATACACTCCTATTCTACTTAAGATAACCCATAAAGCATACTCATCTAATATACGTGGATTAGGAACTGGATAAGGTATTTTACCATTTTTAAGTCTAAACATCAACTCAAGCAACTCATCAAGTCTATCAATAAAATCCAAATGAATACCATTCCTGAATAACATTACTCCAGTACAATATTTAAATATCTGATCCTCACCACCCAAATCTCTTATGCATTGATCAACATTATCAAGTGCTTTTCTTATACCCTTTCCTCCTCCAATATTTGGATCATGACGGAAACCAAACTCTTCTCTACCAAATACATCTGCATAATTATAATGATCAAAAAGATACTGAACATCTCCATGAAAAATAGTATCAGAATCTAGATAAAGAATATTAGCATCTACATAAGTTCCTTTTCCATCCTCAAAATATTTAAGATTAAACCATTTATAAATGAATAACATACCATGATTAGGTTGTTCTTCAAATGGTAAAACATTTACATGGTAATCAGAACTAAAATACTCAGGAATAAATTCAGGATCATCACAAAAAAGATAAACGGGTATTTCATTATTAAACTCCCGAAGAGAACCAATACTATGCTCAAGACGTTTTAATTCATGATCATTAACATGGTCATGATCACTAATTACATAAGAATAAAAAACTACATTAGTCATTTCTTTTTCATCTCCAATTTTTGTTGTTCTAATCTTCGTTTCTGACTTTCTTTATACTTATGCATATAACAAAGTTCTTGACATATCGGTCTAGGCCATGGATTAAGTGCTAATGATATCCTATCACCAATATAATTCTCCTCTACATTATGACTTATTCCTGGCCCAAATACAACTAATCTATTTGTTTTTGGTGTAATCTTTCTACCATCTTCAAACTCCAGTTTACCTCCCTGTAAATCCACATCAACATAAGGATAGTATACCATAGAACAAAGAGGATAGGAAGTTTTATTCTGTGTTAAATTCATTCTATCATCTTGATCACAATGCCATCCTGCAGGGCGAGTGTTGATACGAATCCATGTTTCATATCCAATAGCAGATGATATATCAATATATTTACCACCTATCTCTAATATATCCATACACTCTTTTTTACAGGGATGATCTTGATCCCAATCAAACCAATAGATATCAAGATCATCTATTGGAGGAGCCCATTTACCATCAAGTTCTACAGCAGTTCTACAAACAGCAACATTAGCATCTTTATCTAAAACATCATCTATAATATGAACATCGAATTTCTTCATCTATCTAATGATCTGTATGTCATCATCATTTGTCCAGAGTTCAACCTTATCTCTGAAGCGATTATCTTTGTGAAGTTTATCATATCTTTTTGTTGCCTTTCTCTTCCACCAAGAAATAATATTATCCAAATAGAACTTATCCCAATTAGGGCCACGCACCAACTTATCTTCTTGTTCATTAATAACCTCTCTTACATTTTTATATCCATAATCAGAAATATAAAATCTTTTCTTTTGGGTCAAACCAAATGCCATATCTATAACAGAATTAAACTCTTTAAGTTTATCCTGATCTTTTAATGACTTCTTAATACTAGCAATCATCTTAGTCTGACGTTTCATCTTTTTAGATGATGCTTTATTATCAGTCAACGGAGTATTATTATTTAATAGGGTAAAACGATCATGAAGTTTATGAAATACTTCATCATGAAGTAATGGAAGAAATTTACTTTCAGTCAAACCTTTATATCTCACAAAAGGTTTAAGACCATCATACTGTGATGCAGAAGTCGTAGAACCATAAAGTGAAGTAGTTTCAAACAAAGCAATATCTTTTTCAAATACTTCATTAAGAGTCTCTCTTGCAAAATGAGAAATACACATTAATGCAAGAAGTTTACCTCCAAGATAATTATAACCAAAAGGCTGAGATGGAACAATTACAAATCCCATTGCAGCATGACGATTAAACACAGAAAGATTAGGTGGTGTTCCTAACCATATATTCCTTGGTTTTGAATTAATAGTCGGTGAACCAAACCTTATAAATCCTACAATCTTTTGTGTTCTCTTTTCATATACCATCCAACGTAATTCTCTACCAGGTATATTACTTTCATTATTATGTGATGAAACTGCTGCTAATAAATTTTTATAATGATCTTGAGGTAATGAGTTTTCAAAACGATTTCCTATAAATCTAACTTCAAAATCCATCTCCTCTGGATGAATATCCTCATTAAAAAATTCATCTTCAAGAGAATCAAGTGGACTTGATTGAACAACAATTTCTTTCTTTACGTATCGAAGATAATCTTCAATGGATGTAAAGTTTCCAAAGTAATTAATAAATTCATCAGCAGCCCATGTAGCATCTGCTTCACTTATTATCATCGTATAATCATTGGGTCATCCCACATTTGTTGTTGAGGGCCAATCTCTAATATGATAGGAGATTCTAATACTTTGTCAAGACTATTAGACATTCTACGGAAACCACTTCCCACAAATATCTGACCAGCAACAACTGCAACTGTGGCACTTCCCCAGAAGATATAATACCATCTAGATTTAACTTGATGTCTTTGTTTTTTATTTAAAGGTTTCATTCAACAATCTCCATTATTTAAAGTTACATTCTACCATGATCTCGGTGAGACACGCAAGTAGATTTATTTCTTGATCTGCCACAAATGCTACTTGGTACTGGTACTTTGCAATAATAAGAACGGCAGCAGGAATAGAGTTATTGACCAAGGATTCGTTAAGACTATCGTAAATGCGACGCAATAATACACTAGTATCATTATCCAAATTAGTAACGACCCACTTACGAACTTCCGAGAAGTTCTTTTCTTTGAGGTTTTTAATGAGATCATTTACAGAAATATCAGAGAAGGTTGCAAGTATACCACTATCTATTTTACCACTGACAGAATATCTTTGACACTCATTAAGAACCCTTCTCCAATCAGGGAAATGCTTATTAATAATTTCCGCAAGAACTTTTGCATCATAGGAAACCTTTTCATTATCTAATATATCTTGAAGTCTCTTAAAAAATAATCCTGCTATTTCTACTTTTTGTTTTCCTTTAATCGAGAATTCAATAACCGCACACCGTGAATGGAGCGGCTCAATGATTTTATTTTTATAGTTGCAGGTGAAAATGAACCTACAATTGTTGGAGAACTCCTCAATACTCGCCCTAAGAAGGAGTTGTACGTCGGGAGTGGTATTGTCTGCTTCATCGATGATGATGACTTTATGCTTTGACTCGCTACTAAGAGAGACTGTAGATGCGAAGTTCTTTGCGTTGTTCCGAACAGTGTCAAGAAACCTGCCTTCATCTGATCCATTAACCACATAATAGTCTGCTCCTAATTGTTTACAAAGTGCCTTTGCTACCGTAGTCTTACCCACACCAGGAGGGCCAGAAAGAAGCATATTAGGTATCTCACCCCTATTTAGAAAATCACTAAAGGTTTTCTTAATATTCTCTGGAAGAATACATTCATCAATTGTTTGGGGTCTGTATTTTTCAACCCATATAAAGTCACTCATTCAAGATGCCCTCCAGGCCACATAATAAATAAATCCCAATCCTAATAGGATTATAAATGGAATAGGAAAAAATGGCAAGATCGTCATTGCATGACCAACTTGCACAATCACAACAGCGTAGAAAAGCCACATAATCCACATGCCAATTTTATTATGGC